TGACGCGCGACCAGTTTCTTCTTTAGCCTATAACCACCAGGCTTAGGAACCTCAGAGAAAATGAGGTCTGGTCGAATTTCTGGGTCATCGCTTCCCTTCTCAAGGTTATGTAACACCTTAAGAAGGGTTCCGTGGACAGGCAGCTGTACACCGTTATTACGGGTGACGACTGATCTGTAGATCCAACCATCGCTGTTTCGGGAACGGGACGGACAGGCTTCGTCAAAATCAACTACGAGGCCACCGTCACCATAACCGTCAGGCACCTTAACCGACCGCCAAAATGGCGGCAAGGAGATAGCCAGACTGTCATAGACAGATTTAAAGCGAGGATCCAACCCCCATAAGCACCTACTATAGCGCTTAAGGGTATTGGCGGCCCAATAGATTCTTGTTACTGAGTCTATGGGTGCTCTGACATAGAAAGGCGTTACATCATGCCCCTTGAAGTAGTGCTTTCCGCACGACTCCCGGAATGGCCCGTCTGAGAAGGTTTTCTTACTATTCACGGTAAAACCGAAATAGTTAAGTACCTGTTCAAGCGGGTTACGGACACTCGAAGACACGATGATATCGTCTCCGAAGACCAGGCATCGATGGTCCAAGTCACCTAGTAGATCCACCACAGCAGAGCCGAGTGCCCAAAAGATCAGGGTCTCTAACTCGAATGTGAATCCGTTACCCATAGATGACACCTTCCGAAGGATATGTTTTTCTCCGGTAGGAAGAACTGACACGGGACTACGGCAGTACTCAATTGCCGTGACCCAGTCCGTAGGGACTAGCAGCCGAACGACTTCCATGTGAATGGAGTCTGAAGCGCTAGACAAGTCTATAGTGCACAACAAACCAGTCGCCGAGCCCTCACGGGCAAGCTCCTGGTTGATTTCTTGTGCATCACGCTTGAGCAACCCCCTACGGCGAAGACGACGCCGAATCATGCTCCCGATCCCTTTCTGACAAAACATATTCAGATCAGGCTCGATAGCAATAACACGGTCCGTCTTCGCGTTCTTTGGAACAGTAGTAACCTTGCTGCCTACCACGACAATCGGGTCAAATGACCACGACGGCACTGCCGCTCTTACGAGCGGTATGATAGGGGCAAGGTTGTACGACATTTGAGGTCTTTTGGCCTCATACTTGTATGCAGCATCACCGCACGTCCTCGGCATAGAAGTCGAGGCACCAGGGCCGAACTCGAAAGAGTAGACGCATTCATCCCAACTAAACTCACCTAGGACCCGAGCAATTTTTCTACGGGC